TATGGAGGTAACTCTGTTGCAAAAAGATATTCTAAAGGTCCATTAGAATTAACAGCTGAGGGTAAGAAAAAAATATTAGCTAGTGATGCAAACCCTGAGTTTAAATCAGCTATAGCTAAACAACCTTTAGATATGAAAGGATCACATTCACCTATGTATGGTTATTCAAGTGACGCACAAAGAAAAGCTGTTCACGCGAGTAAAGCTGATGGTGGAAAAGGTAATCCTAATAAAATGAAAGGTTCTCCAATGTACAAAAGTGGTTGTACAAGTGGAGGAAGTTCTAAATCTCCATATAGTAAAATAGGAGATCCTAATAAAAAAATGGACAGACTATCTGCTAGACACAAATCACTTTATGACCGTTTTGAAATGGGTCAAACTAGTGAAGCTGAAGAACAAAGAATGTATAAGCTAGAAGATCGCATGGATAAAGTAGGTAAAAAAATAAAGAAAAACAAAAGTAAAAATAAATAACAACAATCAATAAACATTAACAAAAAACAAAAACAATTATTATGGCAAAATTTATTTCAATTCCATCAAGCGGTGCGGGAATCGCAGGTGGTGACATCCTAGTAGGTGCAGACTTAATAACAGGAGTAGTTCAAGCAAGTTCTACTACTGTAGTTATCTATTTAGCAGGAGGTGCTGGTGGAGATGTGTGTACAATTACTCACGGCACAGTTAGCAAACCTTCAGTAAGAGATGCAGTTAACTATGCATTAACAGCTAATCCTGGAGGCGTAAAAGCTAAAGTTAAACTTCCTTCTGGAATAGAAGTTTCAGGAGTAGTATTCGCTTAATGAAACCAAAAGGCTTAGGTGATAAAATAGAGTCTTTCACTAAGGCTACTGGAATTAAAAAAGTTGTTGACGCAGTGTCACAGGGTTTAAACATACCCTGTGGCTGCGAACAACGAAAAGAAACTCTTAATAAAATGTTCCCTGGAAAGTAATGGCTTTTAAAATTAATCCACCATACGTTATAGATAACACCCCAATTTACAATGTAGATTTAGAGGATGGTGTGTTAGGAAAAGCAGACAGAAACGGAAGTATTTTAATAAATAAAGATATTAAAGATCCAAAACAAATTGAAGATGTCGTTAGGCATGAGAAAGTTCATATTGATCAAATGAAACGAGGAGATTTGGATTATGATGATAGTGCAGTTTACTGGAGAGGTAAACGTTATTCAAGAAAAACAATGGAGGAAGGTGCTAAAAACCTACCTTGGGAAAAAGAAGCTTATGCCAAATCCTAAAAAAAAATTTAAAGACACAACAGTAGGTAAACTATTATTCGGTGCTGCATCATTAGTTAACCCTGCATTAGGCAGTGTGTTAAGTGGTGTAACTTCACCTGCTGAAGCTATTGCTGCTATCGGTAAATCTGATGTAAGTGGTGAAGACAAAATAAAATTACAACAGCTTATATTTGAACAACAGAATAAAGAAATGGAAGCTGTTACATCAAGATGGCAAGCTGATTCAATATCAGATTCATGGCTTTCTAAAAACGTACGCCCATTAGTTTTAGTGTGGTGTATTGTTATATTCTCACTAGCTGGAATATTAGATAGCGTGGAATCAATACCATTTAACATAGGTGTTACATGGAACGATACATTTGAAAAAGTAATGATGGCTGTTGTTTTAGCATATTTTGGCGGACGCACAACTGAAAAAGCTACAAGTTTATTTAAAAAATAAATAAAACCTGTAACTATATTAATAAATAAATAACTAAGTTAAATTAAATTAAATTAAAAATGGAAATTAAAAAAGACCAATTAGAAAAAATCCAAGGATTTCAAAAAGACTTAAACAAGTTGTTAAACGAAGTAGGATTTTTAGAAGCCCAAAAAACCGCGGTATTATCTAAGTTTCACGAAGTAAACAAAGAAACTGAAGACTTTAAAAAAGAACTTGAAGAAGAGTACGGATCGATTAACATTAATCTTGAAGACGGTACTTACACTCCTATCGAAAAAGAAGAAGACAAAAAGGAGTAATGTCATCTGTTATTAGAAAGATCAGTATAGGATCTGATTACAAAACAGATGCTATGCATTATTCTTTGACTCAGTCGGTATATGGAGGTCACACTATATCTCATATACTCTTTGATTCAAAAGATAATTCTTATAACATTTACATTAAAAAGAACAGCGAAGTATTGCCGTGGAAGAAGTTTAATTCTAACATGGCAATATCCGTTGAATATGATTTAGAATACTAATGAAAAGTATATTTGATTTTATTGTTGAGCCCTACGGCCAGCGATATAATAATGAAGTTAAAGTAGGTGACAAAAGCCTTATAATTAACACTCAATCAGAAAGTTTTAAATCAGTAAATAATATAGCTAAAGTTATAGCAGTACCAAAAGCATTTAAAACACCTATTAAAAAAGGTGATTTAATTATGATACATCATAATGTGTTTAGAAGATTTTATGATATAAGAGGTGAAGAAAAAAACAGTAGATCATATTTTAAAGATGGTTTATATTTTGTTCAATTAAATCAAATATATTTATATAAATCTAAAGACAGATGGCAAGCTTTTGGTGATAGATGCTTTATAAGTCCAATTCATAACAATGATGATATAGACGCTAATTTAGAAGAACGCCTTGTTGGTATATTAAAATATGGTAATAGTTCATTAGAAGCGTTAAAAATCAATGAGGGAGACCTTGTGGGTTATTCACCGTTTGGTGAGTTTGATTTTGTAGTTGATGGCAAGCGTCTTTATTGTATGAAATCAAATGATATTGTAATTAAGTATGAACGTCAAGGAAACGAAACAGAATATAATCCTAGCTGGGCACAAAGCGGTTGAGGAACTTATTAAGGTAGCAAAAGAAGCTATAGTTGATTCTGATGATGATATATCAGCTGATAGATTAAAAAATGCTGCTGCAACTAAAAAGTTAGCTATATTTGATGCTTTTGAAATACTTAATCGTATTAAAGAAGAAGAAGATATGTTAAACGAAAAACCAAAAGAAGAAGTTCAAGCTAAAGCTTTTGGAGGTTTTGCAGAAAGAAGATCTAAGTAATGTATAAGCAAACTTTATATAAAGTAATTGATCATATAAAACCACATGTAATAAAAAGATTGAATAAATCTAAAAAGTGGAAATATGGTTATAATAAAGAATATGATGTTATTGTTATATCTAACACAGGTCAAATAGGTGAAGTATACGAAATACAAAATTTAAAAATAGCACTACCAAAAGAGAAAGATGTTAACAAGGATTATGACAAGTGGCAAGTACACGAATATCCTAAAACATTAAAAAAGATTAAAACAATATTCGACTGGAAACAATATCCAGATGATTTCAAAGAAAAATGGTATGCGTATATTGATAGAGAATTTGCTAGGCGCCACGAAGGCTATTGGTTTACTAATAAAGGTAAAGCTACTTATATTACTGGTACTCATTACATGTACCTGCAGTGGTCCAAGATTGATGTTGGGCAAGCAGATTTTAGGGAAGCAAACAGATTATTCTATATATTCTGGGAAGCTTGTAAAGCAGATACAAGATGTTACGGAATGTGCTACCTCAAAAACAGACGGTCTGGTTTTTCATTCATGGCATCCGGCGAAACTGTCAACCTTGCCACTATCTCTAGTGATGCTAGATACGGTGTCTTATCAAAGTCTGGGGCTGATGCAAAGAAAATGTTTACCGATAAAATCGTACCAATTTCAGTCAACTACCCTTTCTTCTTCAAGCCGATTCAAGATGGTATGGATCGACCAAAAACAGAACTTGCATACAGAGTTCCTGCTAGTAGATTTACAAGACGTAAACTAGACAATAATGAACAACTAGAAGAATTAGAAGGATTAGATACAACTATTGACTGGAAAAATACAGGAGACAATAGTTATGATGGTGAAAAATTAAAGTTACTTGTACATGATGAATCTGGTAAGTGGGAAAAACCTGATAATATATTAAACAACTGGAGGGTTACAAAAACTTGTTTACGATTAGGTTCTAGAATTATAGGTAAATGTATGATGGGATCAACGTCAAATGCTTTAGATAAAGGAGGTAGAAATTATAAAAAATTGTATGATGACTCAGACGTTACCAGAAGAAACCGCAACGGGCAGACTAGCTCGGGATTATATAGCCTGTTCATTCCTATGGAGTGGAATTACGAAGGATACATTGATTCTTATGGATTACCTGTCTTTGAGACACCGAAAAAACCTAAAAAAGGGCCAGATGGTTTCCCCATTGAAATCGGTG